CTGAGGATGTCTTTAGGGAGTTCGAGCCAGAGGAAATCCGAGAGTTCTATAAGGTGTTTCCCTATGATATCACAATGTCACCTGGAGGAATTGTATTTGGAAAGCCAGGGGATACCATCGATATTATTAAGAGTGATGCTGGTGGTTCTGACTATGCTGTGTTTAGTCAGTATAACTTCATGATCGTCTGTGCGGCTATTCAGGTGCCGTATTCAGTCGTAATGAAGAAGTTCGAATCAAGTTATTCCGCAAGTCGAGCCGAACTAGAAGAATTTTATGCTAGGACAGTTCAGGTTGAGCGACAGTTACATATCGATCAGGTAGATCAGCCGATTTATGAAGCCTTCATCGGTGAACTAGTCTTGAATAAGGTCTTGAAGTTCAAGAAGTTCTTTACTGATTATGCTATTCGGAAGGCACTAAGCCGATGTATCTGGACAGGCATCGGTCAAGGATCTATCGATCCATTGAAGGATATCCAGGCTGCTATGTTACGAGTTCAGCTAGGTATATCCACAGTACAGCGTGAAGCGATGCTGATGAATGGTACGGACTGGGAAGATAATGTCACTCAACTGGCTGTAGAGAAGAAAGCTTTCGAGGATCTAGGACTTACCTATTTGGCATTCCCTGGTATGGAGAATATAGTGCGTCAGAAGGTCGGAGCTGGGGAAGCTACTGAAGGATCACAAATTACTCCTTCTACAGGAGAACCCGGGACTAAAGGCCAACCGCAACAAGGTGGCACTCCTGTATCGACTCCGCCCTCACCAAAACAGACCCAAAATGTATAATTTTGACACGTGTCAAACGCAGAAAGCCAAAATCCAAATAGAACCATAAGTATGCCAATCCTTGATGTAGTAATTGCCGGTAAAATGAGTCTTCCTGAAGTTGGAGGGGGTCCAATTATTCCTCCAGGTAAACCTCCATCGATCTGGGAGCCCGTATTCCCGACTCCACCAATTTATATTCCGATTGACCCAGGAAAACCACCGGGAGGTGAGCATCCTGCCAATCCTATTTATCTGCCGGTTTATCCATCACATCCGATTTATATTAAACCGCCGACAGCAGAGAACCCTATTTATTTGCCAGCAGAACCATCGCAGCCTATCTATCTGCCGGTTCATCCGGCACATCCGATTGTATTACCTCCAGAGGGAGGGGGTGGTGAACCTCCTGCGATTTGGGAACCAGTGTTTCCGACACATCCAATTGTGATTGTGCCACCGACTCCGGAACATCCGATTTATATTCCGATTGCGCCTCCTGCGCATGTGGAGAATCCAATTTATTATCCGGTTGCACCGGCTAATCCAATTGTACTGCCACCGGAACAACCACCAGCTCAGCCAGGAGTGCCGACGCAACCGATTTATTATCCGGTCTATCCGGCTAATCCGATTGTATTGCCGCCGGAACAGCCTACAGACCCCGGTAACGGTCTGACGCCGGAACATCCGATTATTCTGCCGGGTGATACCGTGACGTTGTATGTGAGTCTGGGACCGGGCAAACCAGTTGAAGTATTCGTACCGCAGTCTAAACGTAAGTAAGAGATGAAAAGAGAGTGGTCGGGTCAGTTCAGTCACTAACTGGCCCGATTCACTTGTAAGATATGAGAAAAAATATTCCACATATTCTCGAACAAGTGATGCACGCTCCGTGGCTGATTACTCCTGGGGGTTACAAGTCAGTTTTGGTGCTTATTGATTCGAAGTTGAATGAAGTGTACGCGGATGAGTTCAATGACGATTTTGAGGGACCAACGATCCACTGGGCAGTAGATAGTAATGGTATAGCGACCATTCCCATAAAGGGCGTGCTGGGACAGAGGCTATCGGGCATTGAGAAGATGTGTGGAGGAACGGACTATCTGGATCTGCAACAAGCAACGCAAGAAGCAATAGATAAGAAGTACGCAAAAGGAATTCTATATGCTTTCGACAGTAGCGGAGGGATGGTGCGGGGATGTGCTGATTTGGCCGCCTTCATCCAAGAGTTGCCAGTCCCTACGGCGGCATTTACCGATAGTAGATGTAATAGTGCTGCCTACTGGTTGGCGAGTGCGTGTAATGAAATCACATCATCTAGCTCGGCTGATGTGGGTTCCATTGGAGTTATCTTGCCCTGGATTGACAAATCAAAGGTCTGGGAGGTTGAAGGGCTTAAGTATGACCCCTTCGTCAACGAGGGTGCAGATCTGAAAGGAGCTGGAGCGGGACCATCTCTTACAGATGCACAAAAGCAACATCTACAGGAGAGTGTTAATTTCGTAGGTGAAAAATTTCAAAACTTTGTAAGTAGTAATCGAAAGGTCAAGCCTGAAGTATTCAGGGCCGGCACATATTTTGGTGAACAGGCACTTGACGTAGGGTTGGTGGATCAGGTTGGTCCATTTAGTATGGCTTATCAGAATCTTTTGACACGTGTCAAAAACAAAAACGGAGATCGGGCTCCTGTACCGACGAAAATTCAGGTAACGAAAATGACTAAAGAAGAATTAAAAGCTCAACATCCTGAGTTATATCAGGCGTTAGTTCAGGAGAACGAGACTACTGCCCAAAATGCCCTCGAAGCGGCACGGGTGCAAGAAAGGAATCGTTTGGCTGAACTAGATGCTTTGTCATTTACTCCAGAATGCAAGGCAATAGTTGATGCTGCGAAAGCTGGAAATCAAACAGCTCCGCAGATCGGTGTTCAGATCGCGCAACTGCTAGCCAAAGACAATGAGCATCTACGGATGCAAGTGGGAGTCTATCGTGGTGCAAAATCCACCTCGGCAGTGGCGAATGTCGATCCAAATTCGGCTGAAGATCCCCAGAGTGAGAAAGCACTTGCTGGGCGTTTAACGGCGCATTTCCAAAAGAAATTCGGTTCCACAAACGGGAGAAACTAATCTATGGCATATCCTGCATCTCCCGTCACTCCGGTGCCGGGACAACCAGCATATCAGGTGCTGGGACAAAGTCCGCATATTCAGCGGTTTGGCGTACATCGCCGTTCGGTCGTCATCAAAGACATCACGATAGCCAACCACGCTACCTTTGGTGCATTGAACTCAGCGTGGGGTCCAGCAGGCGTACTGCCGGAAGGCTGTGTCATGTATCGAGGCACTGATGGTAAGTGGTATCTGTATGGTTCTACTGGTGGCGCTGCTCAAGAGCAGACTGGCGGTGAACCATTCCTATCGATCTTGATTGATGCGTATGATACCACAATCAACGGTGCTGGGAACCCAGTTGTCGGGCAGGCGTATTTCAGCGGATGTTTCATTATGAGCTTCATCCAGTTGGCAGTAGGAACTGCTTATGCTACTGGAGCGAATAGTATTGATACATTCCTGCGTGAGAACGATATCATTGTTGAGGGCACCTCACAAGTTCAGCCTGGAACTCCATATCCTGGCTTGGGTTATGGTGTCAGTCTACCAAGAGAAAGCGCGCCAGTTTAATAGGAGTCGTCAATTATGGCACTTAACTTAGATCTATATAGGACGACGGTACTCCTTGAAGCAATCCGTCTGACTCCTACTAAACAGACTTTCATTCGGGATAATTACTTCCCGGTTGTGAAAGAGTTTATTACGGAAGATTGCTTGGTAGATATCAAGCGTAGGCAACGTGTGATGGCTCCTATCGTGAGTCGCCGGCGTCGTGGACAAGTAGTTGAGAGATATCCATACTCGACCTTCCGAGTTGAGCCACCGTTCATCTCGCCTGTCAGGACTCTGACACTGGAAGACCTAGAGAAGAGGATGCCCGGAGAGGATCTGTTCGATCCGATGTCTGTTGAGGAACGCCAGATGGCGCTTTTGACTGAGGATACTGAAGAGTTGTTAGAACAGATTGATCGACGAGAAGAGTGGATGGCAGCTCAAGTCATTACCACAGGTGGAATTACCGCACCTAGCGATGATCCGACTGATCCCTATGAGTTCCAGATTAACTATAACTTTAATCAGTATATTCAGTTAACTGGCTCTTCGACATGGGATCAGTATACTACGAGCAATCCATTCGTGGATCTACAGGCAGGTCTTGATCTAGTGACTGCGAATTCCACCTTAATCCCGAATACGTGTTTAATGAACCCGTATACGTGGAGATGGTTTGTCGCATCTCAGATGGTTCAACGAACTCTGTTTGCTCGTCAGATCAGTATTGGTGAGATTCGTGTTCAGGAGGAAGAAGCCCCAGGTGCTCGATTAGTGGCGAGATTGAACGATCCGCCAATCGATATCTGGACCTATAACGAATGGTACTTCACTCCGACAACTGGAGCGAACACCAAGCTGATCAAGGATGGTACTGTAGTGATCATTCCTGATAAGGCAGGAGGGAACCAGAACCGGATCTATGCTTCTGCGGTGAAGCAGATGGACCCTGAAACTACGCAATATCGGACATACGCAGCGAGACGTGTACCACGTGTCTGGGCTGATGTGAACGATCAAGTGCGGAAGTATGGAGTGACAAGCAAGACGCTCCCAGCACCGATAGAGGTGACTCAATGGGCAGTCATGTATGTCTTCCCGCCAGGGTTCGTATCCCCGCCGTAACTTTGGGGAACTAACCAAAACGGAGGAATCTTACATATGGCAAAAGTAGCACAAAGAATGATAATCTGGCAGAGTGACCCTATATTGGATGATTTAGGAGAAGCTGTGCTGAAAAGAGTTAGAGGAGTAGCAACGGATGAACCCGACACCCAAAGGATAGAAATAGGGATCGATGGTGTCGTGCCTGACATCGTACCGGCTGATGTGGTGGCAGGATGGGTGAAAGAAGGATGGGTAATCGAAGATCCTAATCGAGCGGCTGTAGCAGTACCTGAAGGTCCACCTCGGGTAACCTTACCACCTGCGCTGACGCAGACTGCTGAACATGCGAGGCATGCAGGTAGACGGATTCCGCCGCGTCCCCAACAACAAGAAGACTAATTTGACACGTGTCAAAAGACTTTGATGAGATCTTCAGATGGGATGTGGAAGACACCTTCCTTGGGAATGATCCCTATCGATTGGATGAGTGTGAGTTCGCTACCCATCGGGAGTTTGCCTTCAAAGATCAAAGTGGCGTGTATCGAACTAGAATGATGTTGGTGATATGGAATCATGATGTTTTAAGAGCGTTACCAACGACGATCCTGTACGGACAACTTCTCGTAGGAGATGTCTTGGTACTTTCGAAGATTAGAGATTGGCCCCAGCGTCCGCGCCGGGGTCAAACTGTTTGGAGCCCAAGAGATATTCCTTGGGAAGTATTGAACTGTCAGGAGATCTTACGTACACTTTATCGAATTAGTCTTCAAGGTGTGGAATCCACTGCATAATGCCATTTTCATTAACAGTCAAAGGGATTCCTGAGATTAACAGGAAATTTGAGAAGATGCCTGATGCTCTGAAGCAGGCACTTGAAAATGCGATTAAGAAGACTACAGCATTTACGAAAGAAGAAATTCCACGATTGGTAACTCAGCGATACGACATTACTGAAGCTAGCTTGATGGACCAAACTCATCGTGCGAAATTTACTATGAGGGCGAAATATGTCCGTAAAGGCCAATATGTCGTAGATGGAGGAGTGCAGGTGACGGGAACTCGAATGCCTGCAATGCGATTTACTGTGAGTCCTCGGAATGTTCCTAAGCAGAAGGGTATACCAGTCCATGCGCGACAAGTGGTAGTAGTGTCTGTGGTACGAGGACATGCGGAATCTGGAAAGCCAAATACATTCATCGCACGAATGAAGAGTGGACATATAGGAGTCTTCCACCGTAAGAAAGATGCTACCCATAGAATCAGACCAGACGGACAACGAACCCAGCTTAACATCACAGAAGGACATGCCCCATCAGTTCCTGAAATGATCCAGGGAAAGCATATCGGACCTAAACTCGACAAAGCAATAAGGAGATTCTATAAAAAGGCATTCCTAGAAGAGACTCAGGGACGGGGATGGCGATATGGAAAATAAATTGACACGTGTCAAATTATGAGTGTAGGAGCATCAGCCGTAGCTAGATCAACCCTGCTGGGAGGATTAGAGATCGCCCTCGAGGATACGATGGTGGACTATATCACGTATTGGACGCAGAATGACGTGACGAAGGTCAAGCACACGAGTCGAGATCCATCTTATTCAGATGCTGAATCCCAGACATGGGCCTATGGACGTGCAGCAGTGCATGCTGGGATGCTTCCGAAGAACGAGGTCGGTGCGGTTCTCGTAGATCAGATTCCAGTATTTCCTTTCATACTATGCCATATCACTAAGGGTAAAGATGAGATGCCAGAAGGGATTGTCTGGACGAGGCTTATTGTTGGAGTCTGGGACAATGATACAGATTATCAAGGTTATCGAGACGCTGTTGCTATGTTGCGTAAGCTCATGCGTTGTATTTGGTGGATTAATACTCTGGGGCAGACGTACCAAATGAACGTGAATGAGGGAACGGAATGGCGAATATATGATTCGAATGAGGTTTCTTGGCCTTTTTTTATATGTGAAGGAACGATAGGTTGGCGGCAGCGAACACCGTTCCTTGCGGCTGAAAGTGAGGGTTTAGACTATGAACCCCAACCCAATATAGTCTATGGTGTCCCTGCAAGTGTAAATATTCCAGTTTGGAATCCACCTATACCTCTACCTGTAGTACCATCATGAGTGAATCAGTTGAAATTAATGTAACACCGAAGGAGGAATCGACTGTCTCTATTGATGTTGGCAGTAGTAAGACTATTGAGACAACCGATAAACCTAAACTTCCGGTGATCTATATCGGTCCCAGCAATTCTAAGTTGGGATTGAGGCGATTCGGCCAATATAAGGGAGAGCTGAATCCGCACGTCAAAAAGGCCATGGAAAAGTTTCCGGCCTTGAGAATTTTGTTTGTTCCGTTGGAAGAGTTTGCTAGTAGAGCGAAAGCGGTCTATGACAATACTGATTCAACGGTGAGTCACGCAGTTGAAGCATTAGTTAAGTCTAGAATATTCTAATGGCAACTCTAAAACATGGTGTATTTGGGAATATTCTTCCCACTCTTCAAAGGATCACCCAGCTTGCTAATGCTGATGTTCCTGTTTTTGTTGGATTGGCTCCAGTGCATCGAATCACGGGAGGAGCTAAAAATGTCAATTACCCTTATATTGGTCTAGATCCCGGGAGTACCAAAGGATATCTAGGGTATGATACCAATTGGAAGGTCTGGACCTTGTGTGAGTGTTACTATGTGGAGTATACGCTCTTTAATGCATACAATAAGCCTTCACCTATCTTCGTCAATGTGTTCGATCCGACGGTACACATGACGACGGTAGCTCCGTCTTCGATGACACCGGATGCTCA